ACCTGTGGCCAACACGCCAACGGCTGATCCAGAGCCAGCACCTGCACCAAAAGCTGAGGCACCCGTTGAAACCACGCCCGCGCAGGTCGTCGACCCAGCGCAGGGTGGTTTGCCCGATCTTGCTTCACTGGAAGGCGACACGTTGCGCGCGCAGTTTGATGAAGAGCTTGGCCGCAAACCGCATCCTCGGTCCAAAGACGAGACCATGCGGGCATCCATCCAAGCCCACCGGGACGAAAACAGCACAGCCGGGTCCGCCTAAAGCGCGCCCTTCGCTAAGGAGCGCCTGCCATGCCATTTCAAGCGAAAGACGTCTTCGAGCGTGTTCTCACCACGCTCCAAGACGAAGGGGCTACCCGGTGGACAACACCAGAGCTTGTGAAGCACCTCAACGATGGCCTGCGCGAAATCACAAGCATAAAGCCTAACGCCAATTCAAAGACCGTGGTCTTGGATCTAGCAGAAGGCACAAGGCAAACCCTTCCACCTGAATACACCGTTCTGTCCCGTGTCTCTCGCAACATGCAGGCATCAGGCGCGGGCGGCGGGGCGATACGTGCGTTGGACAGTCGCTCGGCAATGGATGCGTTTATGCCCAATTGGCAAGACCCGACCGTCCTGCCCAACAGCACCAAAGTCGTACACGTAGTGCACGATATGGCCGACCCTACGACGTTCTATGTCATGCCCGGCAATGACGGTACGGGAAAGATAGAGGCTGTTGTAGGCGCGCTTCCAGCGGACGTTGTTTTGCCGACGACTGGATCACCGGACCCAGACCTTGTGGCCAGCTATACCGATCCCGTCGATATGCCCGACATCTACTTCAACGCCCTTGTCGACTATGTCACATCCCGCGCCTATGCGAAGGACAGCCGGGCCGCCGGGTCTGCCGCGCGCGCCATCGCTCACATGCAGGCATTCACCGCCGCTGTGGGTGGTTTCGCAGCCACCGAGACAGGCATGTCCTTGGCAACGCACGCAAGCACCAACCAGCAAGCGCGGGAGAAGTAACATGAAGCCCGTCGATCAAGAGTTCATGCACGATGATGAAAAAGGCATTCAAGGTGATTGCTTTAGAGCGTGCATCGCATCAGTTCTTGAATTGCCTATCGCTGCGGTTCCGCACTTTGCCCTACTGGGGTCAAGGTGGATGATTGTTCTGCATACCTATCTGAGCGGGTTATCCCGCGAAATTGAATGGGAGGATGGGGTTCCGCCAGATGGTATCTGGGCTATCGCAACAGTCAAATCCCCACGCGGCGCGGATCTTATGCACTCGGTGATATGGCGGGATGGCAAGATTGTTCACGACCCCCATCCGTCCCGTGCGGGAGGTGAAGGCCCGCTGGGGTATTATTATATTGTTCCTGACCTTCCGTCACCACACGCGCCTTTGGAGGGTTAAAGATGTTCCCAACAGCCACCGTCTCAACATCTGAGCTTCTTCCATATATCCTGCCATATGCACCAGCTGTACCGACACCAATAGCGGAGTTTTCGGCACGCCTTGCTGTCATCGAATTTTGCGAACGCACACGGTGCTGGCGATCTTTGAGCGAGTCCCCGGTAGATGAACGGGGCCGCGCGATCATCACCCCACCAGGTGCAACCATCCACGAGTTCGAAGAGGCATTGCTGGACGGCTGCGAACTGACAGCAACCCAGTTCACAGAGACAGAGGCCGAGGAACTGACAGGCAAGGAAAGCCAAGGGCAGGCACGGTACATCTCCCAGATCAACCCCGGCGAGATCATCGTGCACCCAGTTCAGCAAGGCGTCCTGCGCCTATCGTGCTTCCTCAAACCCCGCCATGGACAAGCGGTAGGAGAAGACCCTGAAAACCCACTCGCTGACGCCTTCAACGTCATGCCGCAGTTCATGCTGACCCAATACAGCGAACACCTTGCATCAGGCGCGCTGGCCCGGATCATGGGGACGCCCAAGCAGGATTATTCAGACGCCGCCATGGCTGGCTATCACGCACAGCGTTTTGACGCGGCATGCAACAGTCATTCAAGCACCAACATGCGGGGGCAACAGCGCGCGCCGATCCGCGTTAAAGCGAGGTTCATCTAAGCCATGATGATCAGGAAGGCCGACTTCAAAGGCCAAATACCTCGTTTGAACGCCCGCCTGCTGCCGGGCAATTACGCCCAGATAGCCACCAACACCCGCTTGGAAGACGGCACCATCGGGCCCGTCAAAGCGCCAGTTGTTGCACATGACTTTGGAGGCCATCCTGGCACATTTCTGAAGTTCAACGGCCAGTTTATCAGCTTCACAGCAACCAACGTGAAAGCCACAACCGGACCTGTTGCCCAAGACCGCCTGTATTACACCGGCGATGGTGCGCCCAAGATGCGCATTGGTGCGACGGACTATCCATTGGCCCTATACGCACCGACCGTTGCCCCTGTGGTTTCAAAGACATCAGCCACAGTCGGGGGCGCACCGACCCTTACGGCGGTCTACAACAACGATCCGGCCGAAGGAGAGGAATCGCGCGTCTTCAATTACCGATACAGCGCAGTGACATCCAAAGGCGAAACCATCGCATCACCCAGCTTTAAAACGCAGCGGATCGATGGCGAGTATGTCACCCTTTCAGACCTCAGCTTGCCACCGGACACACAGAGCATTCGTGTCTATCGGCTGGATGTGACGGGAACCACGGGTGTCTTTGGGTTCCTGTTCGAAGTTGCATATGATGCGAACATTCACGGGCCGCTGAACGATGCCTCAGTGAACGACTTCTTTGTGGACTTTCCAGACCTCAGTTCGGCACCGAAAGAGACCGGCGACGACGCTGCGCTAGAGGAAGTGGTGGTCTACGTTTACACCTATGTGACGGAGTTTGATGAAGAAAGCGCGCCGTCACCTGCGTCTGATCTTGTCAAAGTAGGGCCAACGGACACCACGACCTACGCCGCGCCATCGCCAAGTCAGGTAGGCCGCGGGATAGATCGCATCCGCATCTACCGATCAAAGACCAGCCTGACCGGCGTGACAGACTTCTATTTCCTGAAGGAGATACCCGTCAGCAATCCAGCCGTGGACCAAACAGATGATTTTGAGGCACCGCTGAACGAGCCACTGCCGAGTGTCACCAATGATCCGCCGCCAGACACCATGCAGGGCCTGATTGCCTTGCCCAACGGCTTGATGGCGGCCCACTCTGGGCGCGAACTCCTGTTCTGCGAACCTTACAAGCCTCATGCGTGGCCAGTGGCCTACAGGCTGACAACAGACACCGATATCGTAGGTCTTGGGGCGTTCGGCACATTCGTGGTCGTTCTGACGAAGGGTGCGCCTTACATGGTCCAAGGTTCAGAGCCCAACCTGATGATCATGGAAAAGCTGGAAGAAAACCTGCCGTGCCTGACCAGCTTGAGCATTGTCGATCTTGGCTATTCGATTGCATATGCCTCAACCGAGGGGCTTGTCGTAGTTGACACAGGTGGGGCTCACGTCATTTCGCGCGACCTATTCACCGACGAGCAGTGGCGTGCAATGCGGCCGGAATCCTTCCGGGCGGCCCAACGGACCAAGCGGTATCACTTCAGCTATCAACCCGTGGCACTTGGCCCGCGTAGGTTCGGCATCATCGACCTGACACGCCAGCAGCCATATTACATGGAAGCCGACATAGAAGTAGAACGCATCTACTTCGACAAAGAACAGGGCAACCTGTTTTACACAGGCAGCACGGGCACCGTGCGACAGTTCGACCCAAGGGGCGGCGCGGTCGTTGCCAAACAGATTTGGCGCGGCAAGCGGACTGTTCTCAAGGGCCATGATAATTTCGGCGCCATTTTGATCGAGACTGATGACGTGCCAGGCCAGAAGGAGACACCTGCCGACCCAGATTGCACGACCCGCGTTTATGCCGACGGTAAGCTGATCCATACTTTGACAGATACAAACGTGGCCGCGCGCTTGCCAGCAGGGTTCCTTGCAAACAGGTGGGAAGTCGAAATCGAAGGGTATGCACCAGTCACAGGTATCAGCCTCGCAACCGACATCGTGGAGTTTGCGGAGGGATGATAGATGATCCGCTCAGCCCATGGGACGGCGTTGAAATGCCTTCCGACATCCCTGCGCCAGATGCACCACCAGTCGCGCGCCGAACGCCGCAGGACCAGCGCGCGCTGCAAGCTGCAGAAGTATTGGCAGGCTTGCGCGGCAATGACCTTGATAGGGCAGTCACCTTTCGAGACCTTCAAAGGCTGGAAGAGGCTCTTGTCGGCCAACGCGCAGGTGTCACTCTCTCACGAGACGTCGTCGGCAGCATCACGGGGACCATTCAGCAGCAGTTGACCGCAATCAATTCTGAATCGGGCGATCTGGTTGCCCAGTTCAATGAGCTGTTCGACGCGGCTACTGAGGATATCAGCAGTTTGGGCGTGGTAGTTGATGGAAATTTAACATCGCTGGGCACAACGCTGAACGGCAACTTCAACTTTGTGAGCCAACTGGATGCATCGGTGGATGGTATCCTCGGCGTGCACGGCGTCAGGATCAATACCAACGGCCATATCACCGGGTACAGCCTTATCTCTCAGGCCGTCGACGGCGGAGTGCAGAGTGACTTCATCATCGTGGATGCCAACTTCCGGGTTGTGGAGACGAGCGGTGGATCAGCACGAACACCGTTCGCCGTGTACGCAACGCCACGGGTGGTCGACGGCGTATTTGTGCCTGCCGGGGTTTATGCGGATCAGCTGAACGTGCTGCGCGCAAACATCGGTTTTCTCGCCGTTGATACTTTGAGGATCCAAGATAATGCGGTCACCCTTCCAGAAGGGGAAACCCGCACCGATGATCAGGTTGGCAGGACGAACCCGCAGATTCTCCACTCGTACTTTTTCGACAATGATGAACCACAGAACGTACTGATCATTTGGTCAGGCCGCGCGGACTATGTCGGTGTTGATCTTGGTGTTGGATACGCCACAGACTATTCCATCGAAATAAACTCGAACCAAGTAGTAGCCAGAGGCGGCATCGCGATTGAAGACTCTCCAAACATGTTTTGGCTGGGACCTGTTGTTGGGGATGGAAACATAATCAGGGTATTCATGAGCGCGGAAGGCAACAAAGTAACAGCCAAGACCCGCAGCCTGGCGATAATCGGAATCCGCAAATGAGAATTTTCTGGATCAGGCATCTTGCAAATGGACAGATCACCGCATCGGGTGTTTCTAACACGCAAGGCGGGTATGACGGCATGTTTCTTGAACCCGGCGAGGAGAAAAAGCCGACCGAAAGCCTGCTAGATGATCCGACGGCGTTCTACTGGGACGAGCTTACTGGACAGCCTGTAGACAAAGGGCAGGCACCTGGGGATTGGGCCGTGTTCGACTATTCACTTCGGCAGTGGGTCGCGAAGACGTCAGTCGAAGACATCGGAGTTGCGAGGGCGCGAGCCTCATATGACATCAATCGCAAAGCCGGAGACGTCCGCCGCTCTTGGGTGACAAACACACCCGCGCAACAGATGATCTACGTCGAGAAGGCCAAAGAAGCCCGGACATACCTAAGCTTGCCCGTCGTTCCCGCGCTGTTGACCGACTTCCCACTGATGTCAGCCGAGATTGGTATCACTGCCCCAGACGCCTATCAATTGGCGCAAATATGGGCGAATATGGAAACACTTTGGCTGCAAGCCGCCGCCGACATCGAACGTGAGCGCATCTCTGCTTTGACGCTCGTAAGGGAAGAGGCTTCTGTGCAGACCATTCTCGAAATCGCAACAGCAGCGTGCATCGCACTTGAAACACTGACCAACTCATAAAGGGGCCTGCCATGCCTTACTCACTAACCCGAGCGAACCAAGACCAACTGCTTGCAGCAGCATTGGCGCTGACCAAAAGCGTTCGCTGGGCGGAGGACGCCATAGCCTTTGCGGCTTACCTCAACGACGAAAAAGAAGCGCGCGCTATCGGGGTGTTTCAAAACTTTGCGGCCGGAACGGCTGAAATCCATTTTTCAATGATTGGGCGTCCGCTGACCAAGAAACTGCTTGAGGCATACATGTACGTAGCGTTTCATCGCAACGGCCTGCGCCTCAACCACCTATTTGCAACCATCGATGCCGCGAACATTCGCGCACAGCGCGCCGCATTGGGTGTCGGTTTCCAGCTTGAGTATCGTAATCGCGGCACCGGGCCAGACGGCGAAGACATGGTCATCCTTTCCCTGAAACCCGACATGGTGCGTTCAGAGCCAGAACAGGTGTCTAGCGCGGCCTGATCAATTCCTGTATGTTGGCGGCAATCAGGCGCATAGGATGTGCGGCCTTCACATCGGCTATGCCGCATCTGATAGGAAGCATCCAATGGGCAAGAGCGCACCTGAACCCGACGCGCAGATGGGCGAAGCGGCATTGATGTCCGCTCAAACTGGCCAGGATATGCTGGAATACATGCGCGGTCAGTCCGACATCACAAACCAGTGGGCGCAAGAGGGACGTGAACGCTACAACAACGTGTTCCAACCCCTCGAAGACAGCTACATCGCAGACGCGCAAGCTGAGCTCGACCCGGCGAGGATCGCAGAGCAGGCCGATATGCGGGCAGGCGAAGCCGTGGCAGATGTTCGGCAAAACTACGCTTTGCAACGCGATGCAGATACTCGCCGAACGCGCTCCATGGGTGTTCGACCAGACTCCGGGCGGGACGCAGCGCTGCAAACTTCACGCGGAAATGCAGAAGCTCTTGCCGCAGCTGGTGCGGGCAACATAGCCCGCCGTCGATCTGTTCAGGAGAGCGAGGCCCGCGGCGATGCGATGCGCACGAACGTTCTCAATATGGGCAAAGGACTGAGCGTAAACCCGGCAACAAGCATGAGCCTCGCAAACGGGGCCGCGCAGGCTGGGTTCAGTGGCGCGCAACAAGGCTATGGCCAGCAGTCCAACATCCTAAGCCAACAGCACCAACAGCAGATGAATGCTTGGCAAGCAGATCAGGGCATGATGGGCAGCTTTGCAAGCGGGCTGGGGTCTATCGTTGGTGCCCTTCCGATGTTCTCGTCCAAAGAATACAAGAAGGACAAAAAACCGGCGCCACAAAGTTTGAGCGTCGTGCGCAAGATGCCCGTCGAAGAGTGGACCTATAAAGAAGGCATTGCCGATGGGGGAACCCATATCGGGCCATATGCAGAGGACTTTGCGAAAGCCACCGGAATGGGCGACGGCAAGACCATTGATCCAATCAGCATGATGGGTGTGACCTTGGGTGCCGTGAAGGAACTGGACAAGAAGGTCTCGGCCATGAGTGTAAAGGCTGCAGAATGAGTCTGTCCGTCCTATCCGGCTTTGCAGATGGCCTTGGGTATTCAATGCAGCGTCAGCGCGACCGCGAAGAGATGGCGCGCTATACGGACGCGCTTCAACAGCGACAGCCATCCTCACAGGCCCCTATGGTCAACGGGCCAACGTCAGGAACGTTCCTGCCTCAATCTGAAACTCAGGCGGGCTACAGCGTTGTTCCACAGGCGCAAACGGCCAACGTCCAAGCCCAAGCAGGTAGCGGGCCGCCAACCATCGTTGGATTGCTGCGCAAACACGAAGGGGCAGGAGACCCGAACACTCTGTTTGCGCACAGTCAGAGAGATGGAGGTAGGTTTGCTGGCTATCGGGTCGCTGATCGCACAATCGGGGAACTGAAAGAGTTTTCAAGCCCAAGCGGAGAATACGGCCAGTGGGTGAAACAAAAACTCGCTCAGTCCGGCCAGCGCGCGCGGGTGGCGACCCCTATGGGGTTTGGGCAGATCGTTGGCACCACATTGCGCAACAGCGCGGATCAGCTCGGCCTGTCAGACGACACCCCATTCAATGAAGACACGCAGGCGATGATCGTCAATCACCTTGCGCGGCAACGCCTTGCCAATGCAAAGACCCCTGCCGCCCGGCGCGCGCAGATGCGTGCTGAGTGGGAAGGGTTCAAACATGTGTCCGACAGCGACTTGGATGCAGCCATATCGAATTTTGAGGCCAATGGCGGCGTGATTGGGCAGCGTCCCATGAGCGTCACGGCTATGTAAGGGAACGACATGTCAGGTTATGCAATTGCAGGTTTTGCTGATGGTTTCTTCAAGGGCCGCGACTGGCGCGACAGCAAAGAAGACCGCAAGCTAGATCGGGAACGCCAAAAGCGGCTCGACGAGATGGACGCTGAGAGCCACGACGCGCGAATGAACGATACGCGGCAAGTGTCGCGCATCCGGGACGCCCGTGAAAACCGCGCCCAGCAAAACTTCGATGTCACGATGTCTGAAACCGAGCGTCTCCGTCAGCGGAGAGCCGAAGAGGAACAGTTCTTTGAGGGCTTGGCGGAAGACATGGGCCAAGGTGCCCCAGTCGCGCGAAGTGTTCGAAACGATGAAGTCCCTATCGGTCAGCCTGCCGATGACCCCGCCGCGCCGACCGCATCCGGCACGCCTGTTCCTGCACAGCCGCGACGTGGCTACAGCGTATCACCAACGCCACAGCCGAATGAGCGCCCGGCACCGATGCCCGGTCAAGACCAGATGGTTTCGTTACAAGGTGCGGATGACGCATTGGCCGGCGGTCTCGTGGTATTGCCCCAAGGCACGCGCCGTGAAGCCGATGAAGACCGATTGCAGCAGCAGGCGGGCCAACAGCCCACGGTCACTGAAGTTGACCCTCAAGCTAGCGCATATCGTCAAAACAGACAGCGCCAACAGAGACCGGTGGATGTCGGGAAAGCGCTGTCCCGCATCCGCACGGGAGAGGCGCTGCGCCAAGTGTCTCCGGCGCACAGGGGCATGAGCGTCATCAAAGACTATTTCACCGAAACACCAGAGGCAGGACGGGAAAACGCGGCCACGCGTGAAACTGCGCGCCAAGCGAACGAATGGTACGCATCACGAGACGCCCAAGAGTATTTCGAGATCAACCCTGACCAGCTTGAAGCGGCAACCGCTGATCCAATCGGATTCTTCCAATCAAAGGACGGCCCGGTGTCACCTGAACTACAAGAGTTCGTGTCTTCTGCGCTGTCACCTCGCGAATTTGGGCAGCCTGCGACCGGGAACGTACCGGAACCAATGAAGGTGGCCGAGCGATCGGTCAAGCAACCCTCACCTCAATTAGATGCCGCCGCGAGTGTAAGCACCGCCGAGCGCGTTGCTTTGTCGTTTGGGAAGCGTCCTGGGCAGAAATTTAACGACGGGCAAATCGAAAGAGGTGCCCAAGCCTATGTCGACCGTTACTATGACCAAGTAGTCCCGCAGATGATGCAGTTCTACACCAAGCGCGGCGAGATCGACAAAGCCCAACAATATGCCGAGTTGATCGAATCCCGCCAAGGCAAACAGGCCATGCAGGCCATTGGCCGAGCGACCTTCCATGTGGTGAACGGTGATTATGATGGTGCCGCTGAAGACATGCTGACGGCGTTCAAAAGCTATGGCTACGTGGATGAAGCCATGGAAGTGGATGAAGAGGCCACAGGCTTGGTCCGAGATGATCAGGGACAGCCTATCGGTGGTAAGGTCGTGTTCCGTGACAAAAAGAACGGCAACACGTTTGAGAAGACTTTCGATACCCCGGACGAGTTCATCAAATATGGGCACACGATGACATCTCCGTCCATGGTGGCTGAACTTCTGTTCGCCAAAAAGCCCCAACCCAAAGGTGTTGTGACCCAGCAGGACATTCTGGACTCGGCCACTGAGATTCTGAAAGCCGATCTGACTGGCGAGATGACGATGCAGGCGGCCATTCAGCAGGTTATGGGCGGCCTCGGTAGCCTTGGTGCGTCAATGGGAAGTGGAAAACCGCAGGAAGCCCCCTTATATCGGATCCAGCAATAGGACTGTAAGGGGCCGGAACATGAAACCAATCATCGCTGCATCTGCAATCATTGGAATAGCGGCGGTGGTCTGCACCGGGCTGATTATCTACTTCAGCGAATACCAAACCTGCATTCGCTCAGCCGACACCCCGAACGCCAAACTCGCAGTGGCGTGCCGGGCCGCAGGGAAGTAGGGGTAACACAGCAATGAAAAAAACCGCTGAATACAAGGGGTATCAGGGCGCGTTTGCGCAGGCCGAAGACCAAACGATAATGGGCGTCTGTTTCATGGGAGAGGCGACAGCCAGTTTTCAGGCGGAAACGGAAGCACAGATCCAAACCGAATTTGAAATTTCAATCGATGACTATCTGGCATGGGCACAGGAAGATGGCTTTCCCCCAGAAAAACAGACCGACGCGGATATCGAAACCACAGTACAGTTCATGATACCCTAGACGCGATTGCGCTGTATCGGCCCGCCGCTGCACACCGGAACACTCCTTGCTGATAAACGCCCTCATGGTGTACCACTTAGGTGACCAGACGGCGTAGGATGCGACTGTCATAGATCAAACCCTTGGGGGAACTATGGCGGACACTATCCTTGGCCCTATGGGCAACATGCGCGCGGCTGATGGATCCCAGCCAAACCTTACCCCTGAAGCACCAAAGAAACCTCGCACAGCGTCTGATATCGCGCTGGACTATGGCTTGCCCCGCAACGTCCTCATGGCATTGGAAGAGCGCGGCGACGACCCAGAGGCGCGCGCGGTCGAGATTAAGACCGCATTGGACCAAGGGTCTGCGATTGAGGATGTCGTGCCGTTTGCCGCGCTCCAGCGCGCCAGCGACATTGCGGACGAGATCGAAGGCATTCAGCCGACCGGCGGTATGGGCGCGGCCATCGGCGCGGGCGTGGACAATATTCAGCAAGCATTTGGTTCCGCCCTTGAAGGCGCGGGAACCAGCCTAGGATTGGATGGCGTTGCGGAAGCCGGTGGCAGGATTGCGGAGAACAATGCCGCGCAGGCCGCATCGAAAAGCCGTGGCCTGACAACCCTTGGAGATGTTGACGGACTGGGTAGCGCCGGATCTTACGCCGCCGAAACGGTCGCGGGTCAGACACCACAGCTTGCCACGACCGTGGGTCCGGTCGCAGCAGGCGCAGCGATTGGCTCGGTGGTTGCACCTGGTCCAGGCACACTGGTGGGCGCGGGCCTGGGCGGCGCAGCTGCACTCGCAGCGAACATCGCACAGTTCTACGGCTTCAACCGTGAGCGCCAGAAGGAAGAGAACGACGGTGTTGTGGACGAAGGTGCTGCGTTTGGCACCGCGATCCCGCAGGCCGCCACTGATCTTGTGTCTGACGCTTTGATTGCCACACCGTTGGGCCTTGGGCCGAAAGCCCTGCAAACGGGCACCCTTGCCACCCGGATCATGAAGGGCGCGGGCCTTGGTGCTGCAAGTGAAGCACCGACTGAAGCAGCACAGCAGGCCATGGAGCGCGCGCAGGCGGGCCTTTCCGTGACAGGAAGCGATGCACGCGGCGAATACGTCGAAAGCGCTGTTGCAGGGGGCCTCGTGGGCGGCCTGCTCGGCGGGGGACGCGGCGCGTTGACCCGGCGCGTAGAGGATGACCCGACAACAAATGAAACTGCGCCAGAAGAGGAACCACTTGCCCTTCCAGCGCCCGCCATCATCACGCCCGCGCCGCAGCCGGACGCTAAAGCAACAACCGAGATCCCCAATGGCGATGGCAGCGTCGAAGGGGACGGGGCCGACACGACCAACATTCCCCTTGATGATGGAACTGTGTCGGCCTCAACCGATCTTGAACAAGATGCCGACCGCGCCACGCCGGAGGACGGGCTTGCAACGACCGCGCGCCCCGACGGGCCCACGCAGAACACAGCCGACCCGAAAACCGACTTTGATGCGCTTCCCCTTGAGGAAGCCGAGTGGCGGTTGGAAAACATGAACACGCGCTTGCGTCGGATGAAGAGCCCGACGAAGAAGCTGTTCGCAACCCGCGATAGGTTGGCCGAGGCCGTGGAAGCCAAAAAGGCGGACGCTGATTCCTTGTTTGAACAGGAAACGCCTGACGATGCGCCGCGTGTTGAAAGCGAAGAGGTTGCACCGGTAGTGCCGCCGCCCGATGCGCCGGGCCCGACCAAGGCCGTGATCGAGCCTATCCGGCAGAAAGCCGCAGTCCTGCGCGGTGTTCCAAAGAACGATCCGCCCGACGTTGGCAAAATATCCCTTAAGTGGGACGAAAAAGAGAAGGGCTTCATCTTCTCCCGGAAGCATAGCGACCGAGTGCTTGAAGCCGTGAACCAGCGCGCCGCTGCGCCCGTGGCCGAGGCAGCCACGAAAACCGCGCCCGATCCGACACCAGCCCAAGCCGAAGCTGAGAACTACAAGACGGGGAAGGCACAGTGGCGCGGCCTGACGTTGTCGGTCGAAAACAAGAAGGGTAGCGTCCGTTCAAAGGTCACCCCGGACGGCAAAACCGCGTGGTCTGTCACCATGCCGGCACACTATGGCCGGATCCTCTCTACGACCGGTGCAGACGGCGATCACGTGGACTTCTACATGGGAGACGACGAAGCAAGCGAACAGGTGTTCGTGGTTGATCAGATTGAGCCCAAAGACGGTTCCTTTGATGAACACAAGGTTATGCTTGGCTTTGCAGATGAACCTGCCGCGCGTGCAGCTTACGAAGCCGGGTTCTCGGATGGCTCAGGCGCATCACGTCTTGGCGCGCTGACACCCATGTCCGCCGCAGAGTTTCAAGAAGCGATCAAGAAGCCGGATGTGTGGAAAAAGCCCGTCGGGACGCTCACAGGACAGGAAACCGCCGACGAAACACAAAAAACCACGGAAAATGCGCGTGAGGATCAAGAACAGGTCAAGAAATCTGAGGTCGATGCACTGACAGATACTTTGCGTGATGAATGGACAGCACGCGAAAATCTGCCTGGTGCAGCCACTGACGAATTTGCGGCTGCAACCACCAAAGTGACAGAAGCCGCACAAGCCCTGGAGGCGGCGGCAGGCGACGGCAGCGCAAATGCGGCATTGGAACAGATCGAACGCGACTATCAACCATCAGCGCCCCAAACCAAGGAGGCGACCAAGCCTGGCATTTTGTCGTCTCTTTCTGAAGAAAAGCAGGCCCGCGCCGCAGAGTTGAAGGCTAAGCTGGCCGCCAAGGTGCGCAGCCAGACAAGCAGCGGGATCGACCCAGATTACATCATCATGGGTGGTGAGCTTGTCGGCCTCTACATCGAAGGTGGTGCGCGCAAATTCGGGCAGATGCTTAAGGACTTTGCGGAAACGACTGGCCTTTCCATGAAGGAAGCCCAAGCACCCATGCGTGCGGCCTACAACCATGTTCGCGATGACATGGACCTTGAGGGGCAAGACATCTCCGACATGGACGATGCGGCGGCTGTCATGGCCGAGGTGCGCGCTGCGCTGGCCGAAGACGGCAAAGGGTCGCAATCTGAGCCAAAAGAGGCTATATCAGATGCGAACCCCGTTGAAGAGACACCCGATGAATCAAACACTGAGCAGCAAGATACGCGAGATGATCCTGAAAGCCTGGAAGGATCAGAACCCGCGGGCGACACTGACGCCAGCGGACGCCAGCGCAGCACAGAACGCGGCAACGTCGGCAGCGGCGAGGGTGACGGAGAACCGTCTGGCGGCGGGGACCAGTTGGGAACAGGAGTGGTCGGAGATATCGTCCGGGGTTCTGGGGATCAAGCAACCGAGCCTCAAGGCGTAAGCCCCGGCAACTTTGTCATCTCGGACGGACTTGCGCTGGGCGCAGGTACGCCGGGCGAGAAGATCACCGCAAACCTTGCAGCGATACGTCTGGTCAAGCAGCTTCAAACTGAGAACCGTTTTGCCACGTCTGTGGAACAAGAGACCCTTGCCCGATATATCGGCTGGGGCGGTCTTAAACGTGTGTTTGATCCGCGTGAAACTGGCAAGAGCAACCAATGGGGTAAGACCCAAGCCGAGTTGCGCGAACTTCTGACCCCTGACCAATACCGCGCCGCTCGGTACTCTACTGCCCATGCGCATTTCACATCGGGGGAGGTTGTCTCGGCCATGTGGGACGCCATGCGGGGCTTTGGCTTTGATGGTGGCCGAGTATTGGAGCCAACAGTCGGCACGGGCAATTTCATAGGCCTTCAGCCACAAGACTTGGCTGAGCGCTCCGAGTGGTTTGCCGCTGAGCTGGACGACTTGACCGGGGCGATGGCCCAAAGCCTTTATCCAGAGGCTACTGTGTTTGCAGGGCAGGGGTTTGAGGATGCTCCATTCCGGCCCGGCACCATTGATGTCGCCATCGGCAACCCCCCATTTGGGTCTGAGACACTGCAATCAGATCTTCACCCAGAGATCCCGCCGCTTTCGGTGCACAACTTCATCATTGCCAAGACCGGCGTTCTTTTGCGGCCCGGTGGGATTATGGGTATGGTTGTCACCAGCCGATTCCTAGACACGCCCAACCCACAGGCACGTTCTTACCTCAATGAGCATTTCAACTTCCTTGGTGCCGTCCGTCTTCCGAACACTGCGTTCAAGGCCAATGCGGGCACAGAGGTGACAACGGACGTCGTTTGGTTCCAAAAGCGCCGTGATGGGGAAGCCACAGGCGATCAGTCTTGGCTGGAAACCGGTGTTGAGCGCGACGGCGTCGTGATGAACGGATACTTCGCCGCGCGCCCGGAGATGATGCTGGGCACCCCGACGATGGCTGGCACCATGTATGGGACAGACCCAGAGTTCACACTCGAAAACGATGGCCGCGACATGCCATCTGCGATGCGATCAGCATTTGCGAATATCGAAGGCAGCCTGTCTTCACGAGAGACGCAGCTTGAAGAGGCTGTCATCGCCCCGACGCTCACCAGCGACTTGGCCATAGGCGAAGCCCTTCTCACCGAAGAAGGCAAAGTCATGATGCGGTCTGACGATGATGCCAACGGCAACGCGGTGATTGAAGAGGTTTCCAAGGACACGCCATGGGGGCCCATCGCGCGTGAGATGCAGATGGCACAAGCCTCTATTCAGAGCGCAGGACAAGCCATTTCAAAAGAAGATGCTGCGACGGCCCAACCGGCGGTAGACCAAGCGCTTCTTGCAATCGGGATGACCGGCGCAATCGCAGCAGATGGCAACCTGAAGAAATCCCCGCCGACCGGGATGGGAAAGCAGGCCCATGCCGCCCTGGGCGTGATCATGGAAGGTCTGACGGCTGAAACGCCAGCGTTTGCCGCGCCGCAGAAGCGGGCGCTGAGAGAGATGAAACAGGCAATTGCGGCCAAGACCGTTGGCGCGCCTAAGTTGGCCGCTCTCAAAGGTATGCTCGGTCTGCGTCGGGACACCGTTGCATTGCTGTCCGCCGAAATGAACAACTCGCCCAAGATGGAACCGATGCGCAAAAAGCTGCGCAGATCCTACCGGGCATTCGTCAAGAAGCATGGCTTTGTAAACGATCCAGCCAACCAAGCCCTTGTAGGCGGCTTGCCCGGTGCCGAGGCGGCACTTGAAGGACGGTACACCAAAGCGAATAAGGTAAAAGGCATAGAGGCGTCCGCGACAGAAGCGTCTATCATGTCCCAGCGGATCAACCAGCCGTATCAGCGGGCTGAAAAAGCCGACAGCGCGGCGGATGGTATTCACATCTCCATGCGTGAGCGTGGCCGTTTGGACATGCAGCACATCGCCGATCTGACGAGCCAGACAATCAAAGAGGTGATTGCGGACCTTACCGGGGGCGACCGCCCGTTGGCGTTCTATGACCCAAAGGCCAAAGACTATGTGATTGCGGACGATTACCTGTCTGGCAACCTTGCTGAAAAGCTGAAGGAAGCCCGCGAGTTGGGCGCGCAAGAGAACGTGCCGCACCTTGAGCGCGCAATGCCAGAGGACAAGACCGCCGAGCAAGTGACGCCCGGCATCCGGTCCCTGTGGATCCCCGAAGATGTGTTTGAGGCTTTCCTGTCCGAGATGGGCGCAACGGCCCCACGTGTCAGGATAAACATGAAGGGCGGTAGCATCGATGTTGATGCCAAAGGCGAACTGACCGACTTCGGCCAAATGTTCCAGACGGAGCGCAAAACGCCTTACGACATCTTCACATCAGCCGCCCGCGGCAAGTCGATCATGGTGTTTGACAGTCTGCCAGGCGGCAAGACGGTGAAAAATGAGAAGGCGACCCAAGATGCCAATGCTGCAGCCGAACGCATGGGCGCGGAGTTCGAAAAGTGGGCATACCTGAACCCAGAACGGCAAGCGGCCATTGTCGATGCGTTCAACGAGAAAATGAATGTGGTCGTGCCTCAGAAGTACGATGGCGTCAGCTATCTGACCCAAGTGGGGGCCAACCCAGAGATCAAGCTGCGCGACAGCCAGAAGAACGGCGCATGGCGCATGATGCGGTCCAACTCGACCCTGCTGCACCACGTCGTGGGCGCGGGCAAGACATTCACGGCCATCACCGCGATCATGGAACGCAAACGCCTTGGACTGTCCCAAAAGTCGATGGTTGTTGTCCCAAACCACATTGTTTCGCAGTGGTCGCGGGACTTCTATGCGCTGTATCCGGGTGCCAACATCCTCGCAGCCACCGAGAAGGACTTCCAACTTTCCAACCGACGCAAGCTGATCGCCCGCATCGCAACAGGTGACTACGACGCGGTCGTCATCGGGCATTCATCATTGCGCTATATCGAGAACAACCCCGAGGACACAATAAAGCTGCTTCAAGAGCAGATGTCAGACCTTGAGGAAGCGCTTGATGAAGCCAAGCGGAGCGGTGCGTCACGCGCAACGGTATCTCAGGCGGCCACGCGCGCGAAAAAGTACAAGGAGAAGATGGAGACCATCACCGACAAGCTGAACGGTGATAAGCTCGGCTTTGATTTTGCGGCACTCGGCGTGGACAACCTTGTGATCGACGAGGCGCACGAGTTCAAAAACCTCGAATACGCCACGTCAGGCGACCGTCTGGTGGGTATGAACAGCCCGGACGGATCACAGCGCGCCTTTGACCTTTACATCAAGACACGCGGCCTGATGGCGCGTGAGGGCGCGGTTGGGTTCCTGACCGGCACCCCGGTGAGCAACAGCCTGGTCGAGATCTACACTGTGATGAAGTATCTCGCACCGGACATGCTGCGCGATATGGGGCTGATGCACTTCGACAGCTGGTCTTCATCCTTTGTGCAGTCCAAGACACGGTTTGAATACACCGCCGCGCAGAAGCTCAAGGAGCGCAACGTGCTGGCGGGACTTACCAACCTTGGGCCACTGTCAGACATCTATCGGTCGTTTGCGGACATCGTCATGCGCCGCGACGTCGAACGGATCTACCGTGAACAGATGGAGAAGGAGAACGCGGCAAACGGCACGGATCTGCCCACACGGTTCCCCACCCCAAAAGTAAGAGGTGGCGGGCGACAGTTGGTCAGCCTGCCATCATCCCCGGCCCAGGACGAGTTCACAGACTATCTTGTGATGCGCATGGGCGGCATTCAGGCGAACAGTTCCAACAAGGAATACGCGGCCACGGACAATGCCCTTTGGGTTCTCTCCGATGCGCGCAAAGCCTCAATCGACATCCGCACTGTTGACCCGGAAGGCCAGCGGCATGACCAGTCCAAGGTGGTGGCCGCCGGGCGCAACATCTTGCGCGTGGCCCGGCAGTGGGAAAAGCAGCGCGGCACGCAGATGGTCTTCGCGGACAGCTCTGTCCCAACCAAGAACGCGGCAGCAGGCGTCAAGAAGTCCTTGCGCGAAGCGTGGGGTAAGGCTGGCCTTTCACCCACCGACATAAAGCAGCGCCTCGCCCGCGATGAAGCCGCCGCAAAGCCATGGGCCCAACAATGGGGCGAGGCCGTGGAGGCCATTGAGGCGCGATTGGACAGCGGCGATCTAACGAGCGCGCAGCAAGATAGCGTTGAGGCATGGATGAACGGGGATGCGGCCAGCGACGGTGCGGCGGCGGCGTTCACGTCGGACTCCGGGTTTTCGTTTTACGATGACCTGAAGGCCTATCTGGTCGAGGAAGGGATGGAGCCGGACGAAATTGCCTTCATCCATGATTATTCCACCTCTGATGCAAAGAATGCGCTGTTTGAGCAGGTGAACGAGGGAAAGGTGCGCGTCCTAATTGGGTCGACATTCAAAATGGGCGCAGGGACCAACGCACAGAAGCGGCTGGTGGCTCTGCATCACATTGATGCACCATGGCGACCATCTGATATGGAGCAAAGGGAAGGTAGGATCATTCGCCCTGGCAACGCGCTCTATGAAGCCGACCCAGAAGGCTTTGAGGTTGAGATCACCGCCTACACCACTGAAAAGACATCTGACGTGGTTCTGTGGCAGGTGTTGGAGCGCAAAGCTGCCGGTATTGAGCAGTTCCTCAACTCCACCGCCGACAAGCTGATCGACGAAGATGGTAGCGATGCGGACAGCTATGCCGAGTTCATGGCGCAATCTACGGGCAATCCGGTGTTCCTGCGCAAGATGGAAACTGAAAAGGCTGTGCGCGACATGCAGTCCCAGCAGTCATCTATGCGGATGGTGGTAAGCGAGGCACGCCAGTTCCTCAGCACGTATGAAACCCGCATGGATTATGAGACCAGAGCGATCGACAACTTTCAGAAGGTCAATTTTGACGCATACCCCGATGCAGGGAAGTCTTTTGAGGCGTACCGTGATGCCGTGCGCGCGTTCGACAGCGCCAAGGCCGCCCATGAAAAGAAGGTTGCCGCCGTTCGTGCCGCCAACAAGAAGCTGGTGGATGGTGGCAAGCGACAGCTTTTGCCTAAGTTCGACGTCCCTGTACCCACCTTGTTCGATGGAAAGCTGGACAAATACACCAAGCGTGTGCGGGATGCGATCCAAGAGGCCGAGGACACGGGCGACAGCGCACCTATCCGCATCGGTTCAGCAGAGGTCCGAGTGGTCCGCAAGGACACGGCAGCAGACGGCGTTTATGCCTATGACTTGGAGATGTCAGTAAAGGGGCAGGGGTACGTCTCAAGCCTGCTGCGTTCCCAAGCTGTGGTGAAGTCCCCGCTGAAATCCCGTGCACTGACGGCAGCTTTGTCACCGGCGGCCATACGCGCCAAGGTTTCAGCCGAGATCGAAATGGCTAAGACCCGGATGCAGCGCATGGAAGCCGCCGCGCCTGAGATGAAGAAGAAGGCCGCCATTCAGATTGATGGCACAGCCCTTAAAGCCAGCCGCCGTGATCTTGAGATGTATAAGGGGATGGTCCGTCTTGCTGAGGTCGAACAGGCTCAGGACCGTATAGGCAAGGTGAACCGATTTGCGGTGATGGACAGTAAGGGTCGAGACCTTGAGCTGAACAAAACCGATGACGCGCCACTGCTCCCCCCTGAAGGCGAAGACACGTTCACGTTCGAACATGAAGGAACGACATACCGCAGCGCGCTGGGCGCACAAGGCGGCACAACAAGCGGCACAGAGGGTCGGTACACCATCTATTGGTTTGGTGCCGAGACCGACGACGGCAAGCCAGCATTGATCCAAGCGACCCGCCGCGCCAAAGACACAGGGAAGGCAGGCGAAGCTGCAACGGAGTACGAGCTTGACGTGATCGACGTCTTTGACACGTCCACGGCGATTGAACGTCCATTTGAAATGCGCGGAACGGCGCGGGCGGTAGAACAGTCCGACATTCGTGATATCACACGCGATCTGAACGCCGAGATGCAAGCCACCGGTTTGGACGGGAAGGTCAACGTGCGCATCGTGAAAAAGCTGGTCAGTGAAATTTCCGGCGCCGAAATTCGCGGCCAGTTCAGCGACCGAGATGGCATTACCGTGGCGGCTGCGGGGGCCAGCGACACGATGCGCCACGAGATCATCCACGCATTGCGGTCAGAAGGCTTGTGGGGAAGGCCTTATGGGCTGTTCACGCAGGCCGAGTGGCGGGGGCTGGTCCGGGCCGCGCGTGCCAATGGTGAAATCGCACGCAGCGTGAAGGAGCAGTATTCAGACGATCCAGCTTCCGTCCAAACGGAAGAGATGGTTGCAGAGATGTACCGCATCTGGGCCGCTGGACAGAGCGATACCGATAATACCATGTCAGCCTTTGGAAAGGTGCAGGCATTCATCACGGCGCTGGGCAATGCTTTGCGCGGGCGAGGTTTCCAATCTGCGGCAATGACCATGCAGCGCATTGCCGGTGGGCGTGTCGGGTCACGCGCTCAAGAGACCCAATCCAGCAACGCGCCAATGAGCAATCAGCCAAAGGAAATGCGTGCCCCTGCCGGAAGTGTCCGGGCAAAGTTCAAAGGTATGTTGGGATCATCCCATTGGCGCGACCCGCGTGGCTTTGTGTCCAACAAGCTGACCGATGCCATGGCCGGGAACGGGGATTATTCCCTGCTGGCGCTTGTGCCAGGGCAACCTCTCTTTGCCGAACTTGGCAAGCGGATCCCCGCAGCTCAGGCATATCTGCGTAACAAGATCGAAATGGACAGCCTGCGCAACGACTGGCATGGCCGCGCCGACACTGTTGCGCAGAAGTGGCGGGATCTTCGGAACAAGGACCAGAAGAGCAACGACATCCTCATGGATCTCATGCACCGGACAACCATCGCGCAGGTTGACCCAACCACTGAGTACGATGGCCGGGATTCCACATGGGCGCGTGAAGAAGTTCGCCGCAACGGCAAAAATGCTTTGGAATGGGCGCAGCGGAAGGTCGCGCAGGACAACCACAACCGCAAGGAACACGACAGGCTGCAGCGCATTTACCGCAATTTGCCGCCTGAGTTCCAGGCGATCTACGGGGACGTCCGGGCCGAATACGACAAAATGGGTGATGACTGGGAAGACGCGGTCCTTGAGAACGTGAAGAACTCGATGCGTGTTGCGCTCAAACGCGCAGAGAAGGAACACAAGCGCGCGATGGCCCGCATTGAAGAGGACGGCTTGGATGGCCGCGAACGTGCCGACGCGGTGGCCGAGGCCGACGAAGCCTTGCGCCGCGCCAAGGAGCGCAACGGCGCTGGTGCAAACAAGAAGGTCCAATCACTGCGCGCGGAGTTTGAAAACAACCGCCTGTCCGGGCCCTACTTTCCCCTGTCACGCTTTGGCCAATATTTTGTGACTGTGCGCGACGAGGATGGTCAGGTGACGTCGTTCTCGCAGTTTGAGACCGAAGCGGATCAGCAGGAATTCATCGCAAGAATGGAGAAGGCGAACCCTGGCCGGGTGAAGCACGGGCTGATGGATGACACAAATTCTTTGCGTGACGCGGTCAACCCAACTTTCGTTGCCGACATTGAAGCGCTGCTTTCTGAAGCAGATGTATCTGCTGAACTGATGGACGCGGTCTGGCAGCGCTGGCTTGCGACCATGCCTGATCAGTCCATTCGAACCAGCCGGATACACCGGACTGGCCGCGCGGGCTTCAACGAAAATGCAGCCCGGGCGTTTGAGCGACACATGTTCCACGGATCACACCAACTGGCGCGGTTGCGCTACGGTATCCTCTTGGAAGAGTCGCTGGATGATGCGCGCGACGAGGCGCGTGTGGCCGACAACCCCAACCGGGCGACAGCCTTGGTCAATGAAATGGGTAAGCGGCACGAGTACACGATGAACCCGAAGGGATCGTCGATTATTGCTGGACTCTCAAGTATGGCGTTTGTCTGGTATCTGGGTGCCAGCCCGGCCGCCGCAGCGGTAAACCTGTCACAGACCACCATCATGGGGCCGCCGATCATGGCCGCACGGTTCCAAAAAGCTGGTGTCAAAGGGGCCTTGTCCGAGATTTTGAAGGCCAGCAAGGACTTTGGCAGGGGTAAAGGGCATGCTGCGAGTTCCAAACGACTGACCGCCGATGAGAAAAAAGCAATGCATGAGGCGTACCGCCGCGGCACTGTGGATAAGACCCAAAGTCATAATCTTGCATCAGTTCAGGAGACAAGTATCGAGTATAACGCCGTTCGCGAAAAGTGGATGCGCAAGATCGGTTGGATGTTCCACCACACAGAACGCATGAACCGTGAGGTCACCTTCCTTGCCAGCTATCGTTTGGCTCGCGCAGATGGGCTAAGACATGTGGATGCTATTGACGCCGCAGCGGACATGACATGGAAGATCCACTATGATTACCAGAACACAGCGCGCCCCCGCTTCATGCAGGGCGATATCGGGCGCATATTGACTACCTTCCGCCAATTTACGGTAAATTCCATCTACCGGATGTTCCGAGATGCTCACCAGATGCTGAACGGAGCAACAAAGGAAGAGCGCCGCGAGGCAAAATTGCAGCTGGTCGGGATCACGCTTTCGATGATGGCGCACGCCGGTATTCGCGGGACATGGGGTTATGGCCTGATCATGGGCGCGCTTGCGCTCTTCTTCCCCGGCGATGCTGACGATCTGGAAGATTGGATGCAGGACGCGTTGCTGATGGAGGGCGATGACCCCGGCACTGCGGCGTGGAACTTTGCCATGGGTGCTGCACTCAACGGCACACCCGGTCACATTCTCGGCATTAATCTGACCGAACGCATTGGCATGCCAAACCTTTGGTTCCGTGGACCAGGCAGGGAATTGGAGGGGCGCGACCTTTATGCGCACTACGTCGCTGAGATGCTGGGCCCGGTGTATGGGGTTGGCGAGGGGATTGTGCGCGGTGCATTCTCCGTAATTGATGGCGAAGTTCTGCGCGGCGCGGAGTCCATGGTGCCCAAGGCGATCAGGGACGTGATGCGCACAGGTCGATATGCGGCTGAAGGTGTCCAGACATGGAACGGTGATCCGATTGTAGATGACCCCAATCCATGGGAATTGCTTTGGCAGGCTAACGGCTTCACGCCATCCCGGATTGCCGAGCGCTACGACATCAACAACCGGCTGAAGAACCGAGAGCGCAAGATTATGGATGAACGGAAGGGCCTGCATCGCGCGGCTTCTGACGCGCTACAGGACAAGCAACCGATACCAGTGGGTGTCATGGAGAAGATCAGGGATTTCAACACTCGATACCCAGAGTATCCGATCACTGGCGACACCATCAGACGATCCTTCAAGGGTAGGATGCGGGCAAAGGAGCGAAACGAGTTTGGAGTGTCGTTAAATCCAAAGCTCAATTTGCGCTTGAGATCAGAGGTCGCGCCGGGCGTCTACAACTGACCTAGCAATGAACGGTAAAATGGAGTATCACGGCATGACAGACGCATAGGATGTGCGGCTTCCAAGTGGGCAATTGCCTTCGAACGGAATGAGAACGTCCATGCCTGTCCCCGGTCGATACGATTTTGATGTGAGCTTTGCGGGTGATACCGTTCAGTCTCAGGAATTTCGCCTCTCTGAAGGCGGAAACCCAATCGACTTGACCGATGCTGATGTGTTTATGGACATCACACGCGGTTCACCTAAGGTGCTGATCACGCGGTTCAGCAATGGCACAGCTGGCGGCATCACAATCACCGACGCCCCAAACGGACATTTTGTCGTTGGTGGTGGCTTCAATCCCCTCGCCGACGGCAACTTTTCCTACACCATCAAAGTGGAGTTCCCGAACGGCGTTGTGACCACCTATCTGATGGGCGTCTATCCCATCCTGAACAATAGGTGACACCATGAGCGGTTCACTGGTCGAAGTAACAGAGACAGATGTAGCCATTGAGGTGAACATCCTGCCCGCGCCGATCATAAAAGTCGAGGTGGCGGAAGTTGGCCGGACTGGCCCGCCGGGTCCAGAGGGCATCCAAGGCGATCAGGGACCCCAAGGCCCGCAAGGCGTTCAGGGCGAGGTGGGTCCACAAGGCGTTCAGGGCGAGACCGGGCCCCAAGGAATTGAAGGTCCGCAGGGAGTACAAGGTTTCCAAGGCGACGTTGGCCCCCAAGGAATTCAAGGCCCGCAAGGGGAAACAGGCGACACTGGACCACAGGGCGCGGGACTGGTCATCAAAGGGACACTCGCCTCTGTTGGGGATCTGCCAGCATCAGGAAACGTTGAGGGTGATGCGTATGCGGTCGGGATAACCTCACCACGCGATATCTACGTTTGGGATGCTGTAAATTCAGAATGGGACAATGTTGGACCGCTAGAGGGTCCGCAGGGAGACGTTGGGCCCCAAGGCCCGCAGGGCATTCAGGGTGAAGCCGGGCCTCAAGGTCAGCAAGGCATCCAAGGCGAAACTGGCCAAGCAGGACCACCCGGCACCACAGATTACAATGACCTTGAAAACAGACCAGCGCTGGGCACTGCGGCAGCAACAGACGCTGCTGACTATGCCACCGCCGCACAGGGCGAGACTGCCGATACGGCGTTGCAACCAAGCACGTTTCCGCTCGCCTCTCAGGCTGAAGCTGAAGCTGGCACGCAATCTTCGCCTAGACGTTTTTCTCCCCTTCGAATTGCTCAAGCTGTTGCCGCGCTGGGCGCTGGTGGCGGCGGTCTTTCCGACCCGTTCGAGACAACCTTCACCAACGTCAGCGCAGTGGACTTCGCACTGCCTGCGGGGTTTTGGGGATATAGAGTTTTGTCCCACATCGCAAAATCAAGCAACACAGCCACGCTGGACATGCGAGCCTCCGCAAACGACGGTGCGTCGTTCTTCGGCTCAAGCGCTTACGAGGAATCTGGCGGCGGAATCACTGACAGAATAAGTCTAGGCGACAGTTTCGTGGAATCCACTCTAGATATAAATGTAATTGGCGCGGGCAATCCAAATACTCAAACGGTGTTCAAATTTGAACTAGCCAACAACCTAGACCAACGCAGCGTCAAAGGCAGTTGCCGACAGCATGACATCCTCAATGCACTGCGTATTTTCACCAGCAGCGGCACAATCTCCGGCACCATTTTGGTCTATGGCCTTGAAGGAGTTGCATAATGCCCAGTTTGCAACGCATCGATGGCACGACTGGAACCATTTCTGAAACAGAGATCGCGGCAACGCCGCCTTATCCAACGGCGGCCATCGCCAAGGCCGCCATGGTCATATGGATCGACGAACTTCTGAACCAGATCATGGCTCAGTATCCACAGGCGGTACGGACGCTGTGGCCGGAAGAAGAAGCGTTGGCGCGTAAATATGACGACGGTGATGCATCTCCATCAGAGATGCTTCTGCTTGAAAGGGACGCGACCGCAAAAGACCGAACAATCGCTGATCATGTCGCGCGGATCATCGCAAATGCGGACAAGTTTAGGGGCATTGGCCTGGAAGTGCGGTCCTTGTTCCTGAAGACGGAGCACCAGCTTGAGGCTGCAACGTCGCCCGACGACTTCCAATTCATCATAGATACGGCACGCGCAGAAGCCGAAGCAGCCGCGCAGGAATTCGGCCTGATTGTTTCCAGCGATGCAGCATAGTTTAGAGAAAGGTGATACCTGATGCCCTTGCTAGCAAACCTAACGTCCATTGAGAGAATCAACTCTCAAGAATGGTTTTTGATCGGCACAGAAGGCGACGTGAAGGTTTCATGTCCTGACGCTTTCAATGTGGCCTTTACGCCAAACACAACAGCCCCAGCGGCGGGCATGCGCGGCCACCCAACGCAAAGCGTGTGGGATGGGTCGTACATGTTTGAAGCGCGCCTTGAAGCGACCCAATACCTGTGGGCCATCGCAAAAGACCGCAATGCCGCCGAACTCACAATCACAGCAACGAATCCGGCCTGATCATGCTGAAATTTTGCCCAGCGACGATATTCCGGTCCAGACAAGGGACTGCTTTCAGAAACACAAGCGTGTTGGCGCTTGTTGCACCGGTAGCCGCAGGGGCACTGCAAGACGTGACGCTCACACAGGCCACAGGCGTTCAAACGATCCAAACCGCGCAGGACTTCACAGGCTCCGGATTGGAGTACAGCATCAACAGCGTGGCGGGCGTGACGATCAACCCTGCCAATGGCGTTGTGAGCGTGGACACAGCGAATGTGCTGGCGTCCACGTCGATTGTGGTCACGGCGACCAATTCAGAGGGCAGCGCACAGTCTTCGTTTAGTCTTGTGGTTGAGGCGGTCGCAGCCCTCACCCAAGCCACGTTCGATGGTGTCACCGCAGACTTCACGGGAGCAACGTCAGCCGGCTTCTATGCCGACGGCAGTCCATGGATGAATGGCGACGGCTCGCAAATCAGTGTCACTGGATTTGACACGCCATCTGCCCCGATCACCCGCACGACGGCGAACGGCACGGTTTACAACAACATGCAATCGCACGGAGCTATGCTGAACCCCGGTGCAGCGCCAAGCGGTGCAACGGTAGCAGAACGGCAGGCGGTGAACGACGGCCTAGATCCGGCGCTTGGGTCTGGTTACATCGGGCAGGGTTATGACGCATTTGTGGGGGTGAATAACCAAGCCTATGATGCGACTACAAACATTGAACCCGGCGCAACTGGTCAGCCAATTGCAATAACTGAGGGTATGATTGTTAAGGCCATTTCAGATGTGACGGGCATCAACAATAATGCGCGACCTGCGGTAAATCGGTTGGTGCCGTTCACGATTGTGACCGAAGAACCAGCGGCGGGTGAGTTTCGACCCGGCCATGCTGAACCGAGACGCCGCACGAATGTGACGGTGAGCGATCTGCTACTTGATCGCCTGCCAAACTTGGATGCGACAGGTTTGGCAATCCCCGGCTTTGCGACACTCATTTCACCATTTCGCTTTGTATCTTGGGAGCATACCTACAATGCCTTGAGTAGAAACTTTATGCCGTCAGCCGATGGATCGCCTGTTTACGGTGGGAATCGGGACGCCTACACAGAAGCAATGCTGGCAACATGCTACGACACGTTGACAGCGAGCGAAAAAGAGCAAATCGCGGTCAAGCTGGTGCAAATGGCATACGATATTGCTTCTATGGTCTACCAAGGAGCAATTTGGCAGGACAACGGCGGGCACGCTAACGGACAGAAGAGTATTCTTGCGTATGCTGCACGTCTGACTGATGACGCATACTTGATCAACGCGCTCACACAGACAACTACTTCTTACATCTTTGACACCAACCAAGCGACGGCTTCTGTTTTTGCAGAGGATCGTCAGGTATTCCTTATCACCCAAGAGGATGTGGATCGGTCAAAAGAATATGCGTACACGGCTGGACAAATCGGCCTACCTGAGTGGTCATCTGACGCCACGCGTGATGATCCGGTTGGTGTAGAGGAACGCCAAAACACCCTCTATGTTGACACCGCAGATGCAACAACACCGGATCTGGATCGACAAGATTACCGCTACATCGTTGCTGGCGTGAACGTGCCCGCCAAAATCGCGCTTGAGGCTATAGGCGCAAAGACGCTTTTCGCCAATGACGACTGGTTTGATTATTATGATCGGCACATGGAAGCGCGGATTGTTTTTGATGGCGAAGTCAATGACAGCGTATCAAACCCTGTATCCTCATGGGTGATCGACGCCCATGAGGCTGACCGCCCCTCTTTTGGCGGCGCTATTTCCTACGCAATCACCCCCACAGCATTCGAGCCATACGACCCCGGCACAGGCACGATCAACGCATGTGTGATCAAGTCGCAGGGTAAAGTGGTTGGTTACATCACAGACGGGGGCACAGTCGTCACATCGGAAGGATTTTCTATGCCCGAAAGCGCAACACCCGGAACATACAGCGGTATTTTGGACAGTGGTCAGCCGTTCTCAATTACAATTTCAGAGGGCGAGGCTACGGTTGTGCCGGGGCCAGTCGTTCGCCCCAAGTCGTTCATGTTCTTGGAGCAATCGCAAGGAACGTTCTTGTTCAGCAACACCGCCGCCTATCAGCAAATCCCGCACGATGATATTCCCGCAGAAAACGTTATTGTTTATACTGACAATGATGTTGACCGCGTTAACGGCGACATTGTGCGAACCGTTGTGACGCAAACCACCGTTGATGCAGGTCAAGTGAACCCTTGGGTAAGTACGCTTTCGGGTTTCCTTCATCACCTTGTTCCCGGTGAAATCGCTCACCTGTTTGAGGCAACGGACGCTGGAACGGGTATGCGGGGCTTGATGGACGATTCAGACCCAGATCGTCGCTGGGGTCCCTTCTTGGCTATGGTTATGGCGGCCCGCGCGCAGGGAACAGAGATTACGAACGTCAATATGAGTTGGATGGGGAACGACGCCATCTATGCGAAGACTTGGCTTGAGACTTTCGCACCGTTCTTGTTTGGCTGTTACGCTGACGGAACCATCTTCAACCTTGGCGATGCGCACCCAACAATACCGGGTGCTTTTGTTAATAACTGCCTGTGGGATATTTTCGCACCAGCAAACGAGTATGGGCGTGGCGTGTTCCGCAAAGACATCACAGCGTTTGATTTTGTCGGATACCCTACTTTCAACGACACGGGTTTCAACGAACCTGAATGGCTCAACAGTTCAACAACGAATGCGGGGGCAACGTCCGCACGGGTCAACCAGATTGATTATCCCGCGCGTGAACAAATGGCTGCTGTTGTTGCGTTTGCGCAGTCCTACGGGATTGAGGCCCACGAGTTTGCATCGTCACACATCGCTGTAATGGGAAATTCTTTCACAGCGGACGCGGATGCGGCAACACACCCCGATCCAAGTACGCCAGAAGGAACAATCGCAATGGGTTGGGCGCGTGCGGTATCTATCGCGGATCGCATGGGCGCACGCATTGCAGGCCAGCGCATTGCGGAGCCGTATATCGACATCGCGAATGCGGTTGTTGCCAGCGACGGGTCTACCGTCACACTGCCTGTGGTATTGCCAAACGGCGGTACTCTGCAAAATACCAACATTGTGAACGGCACCGCTGCGCCCGGCACCCTTCCGCCTCACTGGCAGGATGCCATGAGTTTCGAATTGCAGCGCAACGGGGACGCATATACGCAGCGCCGGGACATTTACCGGACAGACGCAGGCGCGGGCTATCCCGATACGCACAAGGGTACTGTTGCCTTCTCAGGTTCCAGCTTTGTGATCACGCCTCTACAGCCCGTGAATAACGGCGACAGACTGACATTCCTCATGGCCGACGCATCAACAATTCGCGCAGAGCCGCGCGACGTTGAGGCGAACACGCAGGGCCAAGTGCCGCTGGTGACGTTGCCAGAATTGATTGTTCCCGGCGCGCTCTATCCATGCCCGGGCTTGCCCGTTCGGCCGCAGCCAACACCACTGGTCATTTCAGGTGTAACGGCGACACCGCCTCCAACTGGGCAATCCACAGCAAGCCGCTCGGCTGGTGATGACGCATACTACACAGGGCCAGCACTGCCATCTGGGACGGTCGCTATCACGGCGCTTATTGAGGGCTTAGACATACCTGTCGGAACTGGCGCGACGGAAATCCTTGAATTTACGTCAACCATCTTTCAAGCTGTTCTCGACGACCGTGCAACAAAGCGTGGTCTGGCCATATCAGTTCAGGCGAGCGATGATAGCACACAGGTATTTGGTGCAACTGTGTCAGCCCCCGATGGCTCTTTGCCGACAGGACCACAGGACTTGCTTGTGAGTGTTTCGCAAGACGATGGAACTGGAACCGCACGCATTCAAGCGCAGGTTAACGGCTCGTCGATTATTGCAGAAACCACAGCGGCAACGGTTGGTTCCGGCACATTCCCAACGCGACCACTTGAGATATTCCGCAGTACATCGGCTATGTCCTTTGAGCGCGCGAGGGTGTTCTACGGCACGCACGCACAAGGATACACCGCAACGTCTGATGTTTCAGGATTGACCGCTGTGCATGATCTTGACGCTGCCGACGCTAACGCCCCAACGGGCACGTTGGTCAAGGCAGGCGCTGATGACTTTACGATTACAACCTAAGAATAAAAGCGCCTTTAATGGGTGGTTGGAGTATCCGGTATGACGGAAAAGGAAATTGAAGACGCGCGCGAAGCGGGCAAAAAAGAAGGCCATGCAGAATTGCAAATGAGCAATATCCTTGCGCGCGTCAAACGGCTTGAAAACGGTGCTCTCGTTATTCTTGTTACGGGCGCAACTCTTTACCTGAAATCAAAAGGGCTACTGGAATGAACGGCACATCAGCAATGTTAGCGGCTGGCCTTGGCGTCGTTGCCGCGTTTGGAATTGACTTCACGACAGAGGCTATCCATCCTTCGAGCCAAGGGCTTTACATTGACAACCTGTCCTTTGACGGAAGCGTCTTCACGCAGGTCATCGGATCCATATCAGGGGAAGCTTGGGCAGGTCAGTGGTCTGCGGAGATCTACCGCAACAGCAGCGGTATGACCGATCAGCTTTGCGCTGGCAGGGGTATCGGAAACTATAACGGGCACGTGCAGCGTTATGATCCAGATGAGTGGACGGACGATAGGTGCCCTGATCTTTTACCAAATGACCGCGCCTCAGTCACATGGGCTTATGTGAATGAAAATGGCTTAAAGCAGTCGGTTGGAGTTGACCTGTCTCTTGAAGAGTTGGGTTTCTTTTCAGGCTTATAGAGCATTCTTGATTGCTTACTTTCGGTCGCCTTGTGGCTGCGTTTTTTTATGGAGGATCCCATGGACAGAGAGACTTTTTATGCAGCGCTTCGCAAGCGCAACAGTGGGGCGTTCGGCACATCCTTGACCGTTAAGCAGGTTGCCGGGACAGAGGCTGTCCTTGATGAATGTATCCGGCAGGCTGCTGATCTCGGCCAGACCGCATACATCCTTGCCACTGCTTATGGCGAGAGTGGCCGAAAGATGCAGCCGACGTATGAAGATCTTTGGTACAGATCGAGCACAATCGCCAAGAGCTTCAAAGCCCATCGTCGGCAAGGTTTAGCGCCTCAGACATTGGCTGGTCAGCCTGAACTTCTGGCCAACACGGTCTATGGCGGGCCGTGGGGGGCAAAGAACCTTGGCAACACCGTGAAGGGTGACGGCTGGAAGTTCCGCGGCACCGGCATGGGCCAGATCACTGGTCGCGGGAACTTCGGTAAGTGGGGCCGGAACATGGGCCTACCGCTGATCGAAAAGCCCGAACTTCTGATGGAACTTCACGTCTCTGTCAAAGCGCTGGTGCAGCCCATGCTCGAAGGCTGGGCGCGGGGTTACAAGCTGTCACGGTACGTGAGTGGTGCCAAGCGTGATTACGTCGGTGCGCGTGCTGTGTGGAACCACCCTAGTTCGGCACCACACGATTATGCAAGATGGGCCCGCGCATTCGAGACCGCGCTTGAAGCGGCGGGGTACAGCGCGGAATCGATCCCTGTTGCCAAACCGCAAGGATCACCTGTCCCCAACCAAACCGGTGGCTTTATATCGGCACTTCTCAATCTGTTTCGGAGGAAGTCATGACACAGAAGATTGAAATCAACCGGCCTTTCGTGTCCAAGATCAACTGGACCGTCTTCATCCAATCGATGACCAACGTGGCGGTCTACTTCCTTGCTGATCAGGGGGTCATCCCCCAAGAGGCTGTGGTAGACGTCTTGGTGGCAGCAAACATCGTGAGCGGTGGTCTGATCGCGGTGTTCCGCACTTGGTTTACCAAACCGTGATGTGGTTCCTGAAATGGCTCACAAGCGGGCCCCTCGATCGGATCTTGTCCACCGTCGATAGGAAACTGGAAACCGACGTCGACAAGGACCGGATCAAAGCCGACATCATTGCACAGCACTACCAGTCACGCGCCGGGTTCATGCAGGCCGGGGGCTTTATTCTGATGTTGCTCTTCGCTGTCCCGCTGTCCTTTTGGTTCGCCGCCGTGTGCGTCTACAGCGTGTTCTGGTGCGCCGATTGTGCTTTCCCAAAGAGTTGGACAATCGCAGCCCTACCAGCCCCGATCGATGGTTGGGCGGGGCTTATGATCACAGCCATATTTGGGGTGGTCGGTTTTACAAACTTCAAACGGAGATAAAGCATGTCACGAGAACTTATTCTGCCTGCAGTGAGTGCAATTTCTCCAACTTATCATCCCACAGAAGCGCAGCTTGCTTCTATGGACCGCGACAAGACGCCCGAGAAGACTGCCACCAACCTGCCGAAACTCGTCGCCAGCCGTCGCAAGCACACAGCGGCGCTCTTTGGCGTTGATGAACAGGCGGTCAGTCTTGATCTGGTCCTGTCTACGGTTGACGACATGGGCACCAATTCGCGATCATCCGTCAATGCGGACATGAAGGGCGATGCGCTCAACTTGCAACATGCCTTTGAGATTGGCCAAGCATCGGCGCAATCCCAAGCGCCTACAGACTATTGGGTAGATCTGTACGAACGCTTCACCGGCCGCAAGCCCGATGCGGAAGGGCTGGCATTCTGGCAAGATTGGTTGGAGGCGGAGTTTGAAAAGGGGATCAGGTAGCGGTCCCTTATGATGATGGTTAAGCGGCAACCCGAAAACCGGCTGCGTTGCGATGTCCGCCGCCGCCATTGGCCTTTGCTATTTCAGACACGTCCATGCGATCATCCATTGAGCGTAGGGAATATGTAACGCCATCGTGTGATCGGACGATGCAGGCCGCAAAAGGCGCATCCGGGTTGCGATGCAGCAGTTGGTTAGCCGTCTCCGACACAAAGTCATAAGAGCAAGCAGCGACTGGCACTTTGTGACCGGCGATTTTTTCCTCAAATGCTGTGTCGCAGATGTTGTTGATGATCATATCAACATAGCGCCGGATCGTGACGCCTTCATTCGCAAGTCGTTCTGCCGTGAACATATCCCAAATCTCAAAGTCACGTGGCATCGAGCGGATTGCGATGCAGATTTCCTTCGTGCCACGCAAGGCAAAGCGCCAAAGGTCGCGATCCTCTACGGCTGCAAACCAGTCGGGCATGCTCTTATTTCCAAAGCAGTATTCCCATGCAAGGCGGCAACCCGACTTCTCCATATCAAAGCAAACACCAACGCCTGATACCATTCGGTTGGCATGCTTCTGCTCGAATGGACCACCCACGGCGGTCAGCTTCACAAAGCCCACTAGCTCGGCCTCTGCGGTCTTGTGATGATCCAGAACGATGATCCGCTTTGCCTGATCGGCCATGGCAGCCATCACATCCTTCTTGAATGAAAAGTCCACAATCAAGACATCTTTGCCCGTGACGTTCGGTGCGTCTTGCCCATATTGGCAAGGAATAAACTTCACCCCATCACCAAAGCGTTTCCATACTGCATAGGCGGCAGCAAAGCCGTCATCACAGTTGTCATGATAGATGCAAATGTCTGGTGCGGTCATGGCGGCTTCGATCCTTTGTTGTACTAACTAGGGTGTACCAACTAGTCTTGCGGTGCGCAATCAAAAAGTCTACACAAGGGTGTACCAGAACTGTGGTGTAGATAAAAAATGCAGAATCGACGTATCCCTTCTGTTTATGACAGATCAAAAAAAGGGTTCCCGTGTTTGGGGTTATGCCCGCGTATCGACGGACGATCAGGAATTGCGGGTGCAGATCAGCAAGCTGGAGCGCTATGGCGTGGACGGCATCTTCAAGGAAAAGAAGTCCGGGAAAGACAACAATCGAGAGGTTTTGAATTACCTGCTGCACGAGGCGTACCTGCGTCCCGGCGATACGGTTGTGGTCACGAAGCTGGACAGGCTTGGCCGTTCACTGACCGGACTGATAGAGATTGTCGAGTTCATCAAGGCGCGCGGTGCGGCCTTGGTCAGCTTGGGCGACAGTATCGACACGTCCAACGCTACGGGGAAGTTCTTCTTTCATCTGGTGGCCGCAATGGCTGAGTGGGAACGCAATATGATTGCCGAGCGCACCAAGGCCGGGATGGAAGCGGCGCGGGCGGCGGGCAAGCGGATTGGTCCGCCAAGTCTGATCAAGGACAATCCCAAGCGCATGAAACACATGCGCAAGCTGGATAAGGCCGGGAAGCTGCGGGACGACAAGGGTAAGTGTATTTTGCGCGACAAAGAACTCTGGGATGCGCTGAATGAAGGTGATCCCAAGTCGCCCATCCGCAGCATTGAGACCATCCGGCGCTGGCGTCGTGAGGGCTATCCGGGGCTGGAGGAAAGCTGATGGCCGATGATTACATGTACGACCAGTACGACGACGACTTTGAGCGGGACGATGGTGATGAGGTCGAATGCGGACTGATGCCGGACGGTCAATGTATGCTGGCAGGAACGGAGCATTGCGACTGGGATTGTGGCGCACTTAACGAGCAGCGCATCGCGGCTATGAAGGAAGCACAATCATGATCACACGCAGCGAAAACGACACGCGCCAGCTTCGATTGTTCAAGCGCTTCTTGATCGAAGACGCCGCGCATAAGCAGCTTGAAAAGACGCTGGGCAAGCGCCTACCGTTCGAGACGACGACTGTGCCGAATGAGTTCTGGGATCCACGCGGAGAGTTCCGACAGGCGCAATCTGTAGACACAGAAGGGAAAGCATGATGCGTAAGATTATTAGAACGAAAACAAAAGCACATGGCGGCATTACCTCAGAAGAAAAGAGGGCAATGGACAATCACGCACAGGAGTGGATAAAGATTGGTTTTCGCACAGAGCCAATTGATCCTAGAAAAATTACTCCAGCAATCGAGGGTATTTACGAAGCCGCAGGTCTTGAAAAGCCAATCGTCGTAATTGCAACTAGCCCTATTGTTATGGCTGCATCTTACGGTGCTGCATCGGCGATTTGGTATACACGGCAGGCCACACGGCAGGCCACATGGCAGGCCACAGATCAGGCCACACGGCAGGCCACATGGCAGGCCACAGAGCAGGCCACAGAGCAGGCCACAGATCAGGCCACACGGCAGGCCACAGATC